CTACGAATCTAAGGTCTTGCGATGGGTGCGGTAGCGGATCAGATAGCGCAGGGTGATCATCCCCGCGTCCTGGTCCGCCTCCGCCATTTCCAGCTCCTGGACGAGCGGCTCGATGCCGAGGCAGAGCCCGCCCAAGTTCTCATCCTCCATCACCTTGGCATGGGCGGCGACGGCGGTGCTATCCGCCACCGAGTCCGGCACGGCGCCCCGGGCGATGACCGCTACCCGGAGGCTCAGCTGCCAGTCGAGGAGCGCATTGGAGCGCTTCTCCACGGTGTCGGTGTCCCAGGACAACACGATCACCAGCCCCTCCTCGCGGGTGGCGGCGGTCAGGCGCGAGCGGTACACCGACACTCCGGTTAAGGTGGCGAGCTGGGTCTTCAGCGCCGCCAGGATCTGTTCGCGTTTGGAGGCCATCAGTCAAAGGAGGGCGGCGGCCAAACCCGTAGGGGGGCCGACAACGGTGGGAGGACCGTTGTCCGCCGAGCTGGCCGCCGCGATCACACCCCAAGCTCGAGCAGGCGCGCCAGCTCCTTCGCGCGAAGCGGGATCTGGCGCGCCATCTTGGAATCCAGCAGCTCGCGCGCGGCCTGCGCGTACTCGCCGTCCTCCAGGGCCGCCAACATGCGCTTGAATCCGAGCAGGCCCTTAAGGCCGAGCTGGAAGCACATCGAGATCAACACCCGCTGGCGGGGCGGCGAGAGCATGCGCCAGTAGCCGAGCGCCGCGTCGAGGGCGAGCTCGCAGCGGCGGATGTCGTTGCGCAGAAGGATCAACGCCTCCTCGTCGGTGATCCCGTTGTCCTCCAAATTGCGCCCCACCCCGACGGTGAGCCTCCCCGCCGGGCAGCGATAGACCGTATTCTTCAGGCCCTCGTGGCGGATCAGCAGCTTTTCCAGCTCGCTGAGCGTGTCGGGCAGACGGCGGCTCATGGGGGCTGGGTGCGCTCGGCATGGGTGTGTCCGCGGGAACGGATCCGGGCGACGGGTGGCGGCTCCTCCAGCAGATCGGCGCGCTCGATGGTGCAGGCGATCTCCTCCCGCAGGCGCTCGGCCAAAAGCCTCAAGAGCCCGTGCTCGATGCGCCCGCAGAGCGCCAGCGCGAGTCTCACCCGGTAGTGCTCGAGGGGGGTGAAGGCGAGCTTTTTGAGCGCCACCCCACCCCACAGCGGCTCTTGGGCAAAGTGCACGGCGACGTTCTTGAACGTCTGGCTGAGCTTGACCTCGGTGATCCCAGAATAAAGCAGGGCACCGGTGTCGAGCAGCCAGAAGCCGTTCTGGATAGTGGTGATCCCCAGGGTGTGCAGCACCGTGCCCTCGCACTCGCACGCGAGCTTGACCTCGGCCAGCAATTTCTCCTTTTCCCGGCGCAGCGAGAGCGCCACCACCTGGGCGGTCAGTGCGAGTCTCAACTCAGCCGCTCCCAGGTCCCAGCAAAGCCTTTTGGCTCGTAGAGCCGCACCGGAATGCCGCGCGTCTCGGCCGCCGCCCGTTCGGCCGCGATCCCCTCCGACTTCTCCCAGCCGCTCAAACCCAACACCCACAACTGCGAGGCCGCTTCGAGGAACGGCGCGTTCAGAGCCATCCAGAATTCGGTCGGCTTTTTTTGCAGCGCCGGCGCCGCCTCGGCCACCGGATGCGAGTGCACGATGGGCGAGAAGATCGGGCGGTGTTCCTGATCGTGCAGCACATGCCGGGCGCAGAAAGCGACCGCCGCGCGGTAGCGGGCCCGGCGCACCCGCGGATCGGGATCGGTGTAGGGGGAGGCTAAGAAGATCATTTCGTGGCGCGCGCTCCTACGGTGCCTGAAACCTGTGTACGTAAGACCATATCACCACCCAACCCACGACCCCGATCGCGACCAGCAGTACCAGGCCGAGCAGGGTGCGTGCGCTCATGCTCAGTCGTCGAACAGGGGCTGAAAAGACGCCCGCGGACGATAAGGCGCGGGCGCTTGGGCCTCTGCCACGAGGGCGGCGCGCGCCAGCTCGATCTGCTCCACCGCCACCAAGTAGATGGGACGATCGAGCTTCGGCACGTGGCGCTCGAGGCTCGCGAGATTGATCAGCGCGGTGCTCAAGAGCTCGGGGGCGTTCATCGCGCAGAGCGCGCCAGGGTGGGCGGCGCTATCGGATCCCACCCCACGACCTCGGGCATATTGCGGCGCTCCTCAATCTCACGCCAGTGCGCCCGATGCACCCATACCTTCGGCTCCCCTGGGCCTAGCATTGCCGGTGCCTGAGCATCGGAATACTCGTCTGTACTGTCTGTACTGTTAACGCTGAAGGCCGCCAGGCTAACGAGCGTAACGAGGGTGGCGCACACGATAAAAGCTCTGTTTTGGATCATCTGCATTTCCTCACAAAGGGTTGGTTGTCACGGGGCCGGGGTCTCCGGCCCGATCTCGAGCGCCCCGTCGGTGGTCAAGGCACGCTCCGAGAAGCTGCCGTGGGCGGCGCTCAAGCTGGTGAGATTGCCATCGAGATCCCCGAGCACCTCGGGCGCCACCTCGCGCCTCGCCAGGGTCGGGTGCCCGTCGGCGAGCAAGGACTCGATGGCAGCCCGGGTGGTGGCGAGCGCTTGGGTCAAGGCCGCCAGCAGATCGCGGCGGCGCTGATAGTCGGCGAGGAGCGCCTGTACCTCGGCCCTAGTGTCCGCGCGCAGATCGAGACTGAGATAAGCCTCCAGGCCCTCGAGGACGGCGGCCACCGGGAGGGTGGCCGCTTGCGCCTCGGTGGCCAAGCTATCGATGGCGGCGCTGTCCATGGCTTACGGGCCAGGCGCGATCGGCTGCTCCTCGCCCACCGTGAAGGATCCTCCCGTCGCCCCCAGCACCGGTAGCATGGAAAATACCTCCGAGAGCACGATGGGATGAACGCCGGCGCCGAGATCCCCGTCCGCGCGCACCGTTAAGGTCACCTCGCCCACGGCGCCGTTGTGAGCGATGGTGGCGCTCATGCCGTCGGGGCGGGGGGTGAGGGTCGCCAGTGAGGGATCCGACAAGGACCACTCGGGCGCGGCCTCCACTTGCCCTGGGCTGCCATCGGCCTTGGTATAGCTCACGCTCATGGCGCGCTGGTTTAGGGGATGGATGTCAAACATGGATGTCTCCTTTCGATGGGTTAAATGGATATACAGGTGCGTAGAACGCACCTTACGTTTTGGCCAGGGTCGCGCGCATCAGCGCCCCGTCGTCGAGGGCGGCCACTTCGCGCACGGTGTAGGCGAGCGCGTTTACGGTCACGGTCTCGCCAGTTTTCAATCCCGCCAATTGGTTGGCGGCGTAGGTGATCGCGTACTCGCGCGAGCGCACCGCGCCGTCGATGAGCTCCGCATCGGGAGCATCGAGCAGCACCTGGGCGCTCTGTTGCGCCCCGCCCCCCGATGGGGTCCAGTGGGCGGGGAGGGCGGCGCAATCGCCGCCCGGAAAAAAAACGCTTAGGTCTTCGGCAAACAATGGGTCAAAGTCAAAAAAAAGGGCGGCATAGGAACCGCCCCAGTTTCGCTTGGGGTATTTACGCCACCGCGTCGGTAAAGAGATACCCGAGGTCATTGGCGGTCAATAATTCCTTGACCGACTCCCCGACCCGCACTCGTTGGCCGCCGCGAAGGCCGATGTCGGGATCGGGCTGGGTGCCCGAGACCCGGCTGCCCCACTCGGCGGTGAAACCGAAGGTGACGCCGCGACTGGCATCGGCTAAGCGGTCCCGATAAAGCAACGCGCATTTCTTGCCCCAGACCCGGGCCAAGGAGACGGCTTGTCCCTTCTTGGCCGTGTTGAGCCAGCCTTGGCCGACCAGCACCGCCTCGAATTCCAGCAGTTGCGCTAAGAAATCGCGCGGCACGACACCGGCGGTCGCGGCGTTGCCGTAGAAGGCCTGCACGACTTTAGGGTGGGTGCGGAGCTTAGTGTAGACCGCTTGGCCCACGACCATGATGTTGGGCCGCATGACCATGCCATCCAGCGCATTTAAGATCGCCGCCAAGGGATCGCTGTTGGTGAAATCCGACCACTGGGCGGTGCCGGAGAGCGTGGTCTTGTTCGCCGCCGCATACTGGGCGGCGTCGAACACCAGATCCGCCGTACGCTTCTCGCGGTCCAGCAGGATCAGATCGGTGACCGTCTCGGTCGCCTTCATCAAGGGATCGTAGTTCGCGGGAGCGTTGTCGATGTCGGCCTGGGGCACCGGATCATCGAGCCCGTAGTCCTGGGTCGATGAGCTGGTCTCGGTCGCCTGGAACTCGACCTCATTGGGCTTACCGCGGCGCCCGACCTTGGTGTCGGGGATGGTGAAGCCATCGGCTAAGTTGTGCTTTAGGTATTTGAAATCCTGCACGCCCACGGGCACGCGGGGCAGGACCTCGTCTGCGATCAGGACCGGGTTGCGATAGGCGATCGCGATCGCGGTCAGATACGGTTGAACGGGGAATGGTGCTGTTGCCATGATTTACGCTCCTTGGATCTGGCCAGGGGCGAGCTGGACCAAGCCGATATCGCCCACTGCGCCTGAGACCAGGGCGATCCCGATGATGCGGTTATTGACGCCTGCGGCCGGGGCGGCTGCGATGGCGCGCCCCACCGAATCGGTGGTCAGGAGAGCGCCGCGGGTGACGCTGGCGCCGTACTCGACCTCGGCGGTGCCCGCGAGTGCGCAATCGACCCGGCCGTTGACGGTCGCCTGACCGAGCATATCTGCGACCGCGAACATGGCGTCGCCGACGGCGGCGGCCTGCACCACCCCGCCATCGGCGCCGCCGATCTTGACGATGCGATAGGGCAGGACCGCGGCCTCGGCGATGAAGGTTTTGATTAGGGTTGGATTAGGCATACGCACCTCCTTGCCTGAGACTCAAAACGGCTTGGGCATAAGACAGCGCCTCGCCGCGGGTGGCGGCCTGGTCCACCAGCTCGCGCGCTTTGGCGGCGAGCGCCTTGGGGTCGACCGCGCTGGGTCCGCCTTGCGGCTCCACGGTGGGCGGTAAGGGCTGCGGGGCATCGGTGCGGAGGTCCTCCAGGCGCGCCTGGCTGCGTCGCTTCTCGGCCGCCAGAACCTGCACCGCCGCCTCTGGGCCGGTGGTCTTGCCGTCGAATTTCAATTGCTCGATCAGGGCCTCATGGCCCGGCATCGACTGCGCCTGCACGGCGCGGATGCGCTCGCGCTCTTGCGCGGCGCCCTCGGTCAGCCCGGTGGCATGGCCCTCGGCTCGGATGGCCTCGGCGATCTCCGGGTGATCGGCTGCGATCTTCTCTCTGGTGATTTCCATCGCTGGCTCCTCGATAATAGCTTCAATTCCCGGCGCGACACCGGCGCCAACCCCAGCCACCGTGGTAACAGTGGCCCGCCTCTGCACGGGTTTCTTTGCCCGCGCCATGTCCGCGATCAATTTCGGGAAGGCGGCCACTCCGTCCGCGAGCCCGGCCTTGACCGCCTGCCTGCCGATGAACACCCGTCCGTCGGCCATCTGTGATAGTACTGTCTCGACATCCACCCCACGGAAGGCGGCGATATCGTCCACGAATTCGGCATAGATCTGATCGACCTGCTGTTGCAGGACATCACGGCCCTCATCGGACAAGGGCTCGTATTGGCTGGTCAGGCGCTTGTATTGGCCGGCGGTGATTTCCGTGGTCTTGAGCCCTGCCGCGGCCTCGGCGCCGCTGATATCGGTATGGGTCGCGAGCACCCCGATCGATCCCACTTGGGCCGTGTTTCCGCTCAAATAAATCTCATCGGCCGCCGCTCCGATCCAATAGCCGGCCGAGGCCATCATGCCGTCGGCATAGGCGATGGCAGGTTTCAGCGCACCCGCCTCGCGCACCTCGCGCGCCAGCCCCTGGGTGCCGTCGACCGAGCCGCCGGGGGAGTCGATCTTGAGCACGATCTGGTTCACCGCCGGATCGTTGAGCGCCGCCTGCAGGTCTCGGCTGATGAGTTCGGTCGAGGCGCCGCCCGAGATCTTGGAAAGGAGGTTCATCTTCTTCCCGATCACCCCTTCGATGGGAATGATGGCCACCCCCTGCTCGACCGTATAGCCTTGCTCGGCGCGGGCCAAGGGCTCGCCCAGGCGCGCCTCGAGCGCCTTTAAGTCAATCTTCTCCCCGCGCAGATGGGTCTCGTAGATGGCCCGGATCTCGATCAGCTTCTCCGGCACGATGGCCCAGGGGGCGGTCATGATGTCGATTAGGCGCATGGTCGTCTCTTCCTCACACTGTTAACGCCAGGGGCAGAGCCGGTTTCACGGATGCCCCTCTCTGACGGCTGCTCACTTGTGGTTTGGTACAATCGCTAATCGAAGTCGGGTTCTAGTGGTGGCTCCCTGTCCTGAGCAGCGTCGAACGGGACCAGCCCATCCGCCACCCGCACCCGGCGCTCGTGCGCCTGCTGCGGGTGCTTGGTCTCCCAATCCCCGCCGTCGTAGGCCAGGGTCTCCTCCGATAGGGTCGTGATCCCGATCTCGAGCCGCTTCTCCGCCGCCTGCACCTCCTTCAACGGATCAATCGACCCCGGCTCATCGCCGACCCATTGGCTGGCAAGATACGCCCAACGCTTTAACGGATCATCGAAAAACCCCGGTGCTGCGATCCGCCCGAGGCTCACCGCCTCCTCCATCCAGCTGGCATAGATGGGCTGGCAGAAGCGCCCGGCGAGCCACACCCGCCGGCACTTGAAGAACGCCCACGCCTCCAGCAGGGCCGCGCGCGCCGCGGAATAACTCGCGGTGAAGTGCTTGATCAACACCTCGAAGGGCAGACCCAGCGCGACCCCCACTTGCCGCAGCACCGCCAGGCAGAAGGGATCGAACTGGCTGTTGGGTCTCATCGGGTTGGCGGTCTCGATCGACTCCCCGCGCCCCAGATCTGCCACGAGACCCGGCGAGAGTGTGCCATCCCAGGCGGCGCTGGTGTTCTCGGCCCCGCTCGGCACATTGCCCGTGGTCGCCGATTCCGCCGGCGCCAGCCCATCGTCGGCCTCCGATTTCACAAACACCGCGAAGAAGCCCGCGACGATGGCCGCGGTGAGCTCCGCTTCGGTGTATTGCCCGAGTTGGCGCAGAGGCTCGATCACCGGCGCCAGATACGGCACGCCGCGGCTCTGGCCCGGGCGCAGCTGCTCGTACAGATGCAGGCAGACCCGCCGGCCGGTGCGCGGACCGAAAGCCGCCACCCGTGTCCATTCGTTTCGCCGGCCCGTGAAATCGCCGGGATGATATTTGGCCACGTGATAGGCCACCGGCGCCCCTTGGGGATCGCGCTCGATCCCGGCCGTGAGCTCCGGCAGATCCGAGCGGCCCTGGGGATTGCTCACCCGATCGGCCTCGATGAGCTGCACTGCCAGCCGGTAGGGGTGGCCCGCGCGCTCGATCGAGGGCAGCAGCGCCAGGCAGTCCCCGGACTCCAGGGTGGAGCGGAACGCCAAGGCCTGCAAGCCATAGAAATTCAAGGTGCGGGCGCAATCGCAGCTCTCGGACTCTGCCCACAGGGCGAACTCCTGCTCGGTGCGCCGCTGCCAACTCGATGCCTGATCCTCCGTCCAGCCCAAAAGCTCGCGGCGCACCCGGGACTGCAACGAGAGCCCGGTGCCGACCACCCGGGTGACATTGGTTTGCAGCGCCCCCGTCGCTACGGGATAGTTTCGGATCAGATCCCGCGAGCGCTCGCGCAGCGCCGGCAAGTCATAGAGCGTATTGGCATCGGCGCTGCCCAAGGGCGTCTGCCAGCCGGCCAGGGTGCGGCGCCCGCGCGAGGCCCCGGTGTAGCTGCCGAGCAGCGCGGTCACGGTGCGCGCCTTAAGGCGCCGCGCCCCGGCCACCGGATCGAACCAGCCGATCAGACGATCGACGGCGGTGGGCTTGACTGGCATGGGGTTATCCGCCTGCGCCTTGCTCAAGGGGCGCTTGCCTGCGGGCTTTGCTGGAGGCTTGGCGGATGCCCCCTGTCGCCGCCGCAGCGGTCCATGACTCCGGGCCGGAACCAGTTGTTGTCATGGAGATAGGTCATATCATTGAGCATTCCGGCCCGCCCTACAGATCGAAAACCATCCTTTGCAAACGCGACACCGACATCGAGGGCCCCAGACTGGCGATGAGTCTATCCAGCCTCTAACACCACAGGCAGGGCGCTGGTTGGGCGGTGTGGTAGGCATGGCCTAACCCGGCGTGATCCCGCGCACCCGGATCCCACCGCCTCGGGTGAGGCGTTTGACCTGGCGGTCCCAGAATTCGATGTTCGTGCGGATCTCGCCGGCCTGTGCTCGGGTCAAGGTGCGGGTGCCAATGGCATAGGACTGGCCTTGTGCCACCGCGGTATCGGCGGCGAGCCAGACCGCCAATTGCGCTTGCGCTTGGGTGAGGGTGATCCCGGCCATTTTTTATCTAACTCCTAGGTTGCGGCAGCGGCGGCCTTTGGGCCGTGCCTCGACCATTGCGGGGATGACATTCGCCATCACCGGTTTCGGTTTGTTCTCGGGTGGCTCCGGCGCCGCGGGTTTATCGACCCCCGTCCCACCTGGTGGTGCGATGGGAAACAGGCTCTTCTGCAATGGGTTCAGCGCCTCCTTGAGCCGCGCCCAATTCGCCCGCTGCACGCCGGCGTAGAGGGCTGCTGCATAGGCGTAGCATTCACAGTCCAGGGCCTCGTTACGGGCGCCGGGGTGCTTGCGCCACTCATAGCGCGGGTAGCCATGGCGGTACACCAGCTCCTGGCGCTCGGCGGTGAGCTGGGAGAAATACTCATCCGGCAAGCCCGAGGGAAAGTGCATCGTGCGCGGGCCGGGCGGGGCGCACTTCAGGCGCGCATACACTTGCGCCTTGGCCGTGTCCGGCCCCACCGGCCAGAGCTTGACCCCGCCCTTGATGGTCTTGCCGCGGAAATTTACATCCTGTTCTGGGCCGGCCCAAGATGGGCTTGCCCGGGCGCGAGCTTCCCTTGATGGCGATCACGTGCCGGCGCCGGCGGTGGCGGCAGTACTCGTACACCTCCTGGGTGTGGTGCCCCCCGGAGTCGATGGCCATGGCGGCCACCTTGAGCAGGCCCTCACCGGGGTGGGTCCAGACCTTCTCCAGTAGCTTATCGAGCTCCGCCCACACCGAGCCCTCGCCCATCTGCGCCGGGTCGCCGTGGAGGCTCTGCCACTCGATGAGCCAGCTCTCCTCGCCCTCGCCGTAGCCTTTGACCGACAGCTCCAGCCGGTCGCCTTGCACGTCTACCCCGGCGGTGAGTAGCAGCGCGCCGGCCGGTACCTCACCTAAGCGCCAGTCGCTCTCGACTCTAGCTTTCAACGCCTCCAGATCTGGCGCCTCGCTCTCCGGGCGGTAGGCCTCGCCCAGCACGGTGTTGTGAAACACCTGCACGAGCTTGGGATCTTTGGCGCGCTCGGCGGTGAGATACTGCATCACCGCCGCCCGCCAGGAGAACCAACCCAAGGGCGAGTAGAGCGCGTTCAAGTGAAAGCCCCGGTGCTCGTGTGAGCGCTCCGGGTGCGCCGCCACCCATTGACCCTGCGCCAGCATCGTGCTCTTGTGGTGCTCGGGGATCACGCCCCCGCAGCCCGCGCACTCATACCAGGCCGCCGCCACATCGTCGGTCTCGCGCTGCTTGATCTCCTGATCCCCGAACGCCACGCCGCAGCTCTGGCAGTGTGTGCCCGAGGCCTCGGCGATCACCCCGCAATGGGTGCAGGTGAGCTCCGCCACCGTGCGCATCTCCCAGCGCAACTGCTCCCACACCAGGGGCTGTGCCTCCCCGCAGTGTGGGCAAGGCACCTGGTAGCGGCATTGATCCGAGCGCTCGTAGGCGCGCGCGATCCGCGAGGTGCCAGCCAATTTCGGCGAGCTGGTCCGAAACACCTTGCGCCGGGCGAAGGTGTCGGTCCGTTTGACCGCGATCACCTCCGGATCGCCCTCCCCATCGACATCGAAGGGGTAGGCATCTAGCTCGTCCAGATACAGATATTTCACCGGCATCGAGCGTAGCTCCGGGCCTGAGTTGGCCCCGGCCAAAACCAGCACACCCCCCTCGAATTCCTTCATCAAGGCCGTATTGCTTTCGTTCCGCGCGCGTGGCTTCGCCACCCGCGCAGCCAGCACGGCGCAGTGCTCGATCATGGGCGCGATGCGGGTGCGGCTCGCGCGCTTGGCGGTGTTGCTGGTGGGGTAGACCACCATCAGCGGGCCGCCGCGGTTAGCCATGATGTAGCCCGCCCAGTTGTTGCCGGCCTCGGTCGCCCCCACTTGGGTACCCTTCATGAAGCTCACCTCGACACAGGAGTCGTGCGGGGAGAGCGCATCCATGATGGTCCTAAGGTACGGCGTGCGCTCGGTGCGCCAGGGGCCGGGCTCGGAGGCCGAGACCGCGGAGAGCACCCGGTGCCGATCCGCCCACTCGCTGACCGCAAGCCGCAGATCGGGCGCTACGGCCTGGGCGACGATGTCACGACGCAGCAGGGCTCGCGCTAATTGCGGTTCGCTCCTCCGCGGAAAATTCTCGGGATAGCCCATGCAACACCTGCTCGATCTCGTCGCTTAGCAAGCGATGCACGCCCCGCGGATCGCTCTCGATCGCTAGCACCTGCGCCACGCGATCCGGCAGCGCCAGCAGCGCATCGCGCATCTCGCGGACGATCGCGAAATACTCGCGTTTGACATCGGCCACCGATACCAAATCGCCCATCAGCCGCTCGAGCTCCACCTGCGCCCGGCGCGCCTCGATCGCCTCGCGCGCCGCTTTCGCCCGGTGATAGGTGGTGTTATCCGAGGACGGCGGGGCCTCGGGACGATTGCCCGCATAACGCTCCCGCACGTAATCCTTCTGCGGATCGCGCGCCGCCTCGATGGCGCCCCGCGCCGCCTCTTCCTCGATCAGCCCATCCTCGCCGAACGCCAGCACCCCGCGCATCTTAAGCTTGTGCACGTGGCTGGGCGCACAGCCAAGGCGGCGCGCCAGCTCCCGCATGCCGATGCGCTCGGGCATCTACCCGAATCGCGGATGGAGCGTGCGGATCGGTGCTACCCCGTCGCTGTGCGGAGGGGCCCGCCATCGCTTGCTTCGCACGCCTGTTTTTGCCCGCGGTACATGCTAGCGCCCGCCGCCGCGATCCGGGCGAACGGCACGATCGGCACCGTCAAGCGGGCACGTGCCGCCGGATTCAAAAAATAGACATAGCGCAATTGAAACCCCGGCAAGGGTCGCGCGCCCGCTTCGATGAACTTACGCATCGAGGCCGCGCCGTCCTCGGCAATGTGACCGCCTTTGGTCGCAGTGACCCGGTTCAACAAACCGCGTGCCTTCGGGCGCCGCGTATCCGTCGCCATCATACGCGTGAAGGTCGCTTTTCTTTTCGGCGCGTGCAGCGGGCGAAGCGCCATTCCGTGAACCGTATGATCGGCAAACGCCCAGATCTGATCGTTGCGTTTAATCTGCGTCAACACAAAGCCCGCCGCCCGGTAGATGGTGCCGTCCCCGCATTGGGTGGCATCGGCAAAGCTAACCACCCATTCGAGGTGCGGATAATGGCGGCGGATCAGCCGAAAGGCCACCCCCAAGGCGCGCGATTCGCTGTTGCGCGGCAAGCGCTCCGAGAACGCCATGCGGTTCAGTTCGATGAATCCATTCCAGCGCGTATCGGCCACCAGGCCGATCAGCTTGCGTTTGTCCAGCGACGGGCCGAAGGACATGACGCCCTCAAGGCGCGCACCCAGGAATACGCCGAGGTGCAGCATGCTGTTATTGACGAACGTGCCGCTATAGTGCCAACGGGTGATCGCCCGCCGTGCGTCCGCCACCGCGATGGGAGTCACCCGGATCGCCTTAGCGGGCGAGGTAGGCGGCGCAGATGCGGTATAGGGCATTGCCATTGCTGTTCTTGTTCTCGCCGGGCGCCTCGGTTTGATCCCGTTTCGCCCGCGCTAAGGCATCGTGCACGGTGGGCGCCTGCGCCTCATGCACGATGAAAGTCATCTGCTGAAATGGCGATTTATCCCCGTCCGGCAGATCGGGAAATGCCGCCTCCGACACATCATTGGCAAAAAGGGCATCGAGCTCGGCCTGCGCGAATCCCACCAACCCCAATAAATCGGGATCGTCCTGGCGCAAGTGGAGCAGTTCCTCGCGCAATAAGTCGTCATCCCAGCCGGCTAGCTCGGCCAGCCGATTGTCGGCCAGGATATACGCGCGCTTTTGGTTCTCGCTCAAGTGCGCCAGCTCGATCACCGGCACCGTCTCAAGCCCCAGGCGTTGCGCCGCAATCAAGCGCCCATGGCCCGCGATCACACCGCGGCCGCCATCGGTCAACACCGGATTGGTAAATCCAAACTCGGCGATTGAATCCATGAGCTGGGCGATCTGCTCCCCCGAGTGCCGCCGTGCATTGTGCGCGTAGGGGATAAGCTCCGCCGGCTTACAGTGCTTGATGGTGATCTCGATCTCGTTCACCTAACCCGACGCCCACGAACTAGCGCATTCAAGTGGTCGTAGACCCCGCATGGACACTAACCCCGGAAAGAACCTACTGGCGACCGAGGGCAAATGCGAGCTCGTGGTCGAAGATGGCCGGGGATTTCTCACGGACCTTCTGGCGCAGTGCCTGCTCGACCACCCGGTTGCTGAACCCTTGGGGGATCCCGAGGGTCATGAGCTCGGTGATGGGCAAGCGGGCCGACTGCGGGATGAAGCGCCCGCCGGCGTAACCGCCACGGGCGAAGACGCCCTTGTGCCCGGAGCGCAAGGTGGCGATGAAGGCGCTGCGGATGAGCTTGCGGACCCCGCGGGTAACCTCCACGCTCACCCCCCGCCGGGTCTGGCGTGCCCGAAAGGCGAGCAGCGGCAACGGGCGGCCGGTCGCCGCTACCACCGCCGTCAACTGGGCTCGGTTGGCGCGCCGCTCGAGGGTGATGGCGCGGCTGATAACCCGAGTGCCGATGTGGTAGCGCGCCTTGATGAGGCGCGCGGCCTCGGTGCGCGCTTGGCTTGCTGTCTTGTTGAGCGCCCGCGCCGCGGCGGTCGGGACCACCTGGCGCTCGAGCGCGTTGAGGCGCGCCAGTGCCCGCTCGATGTCTGATTTCACACTGAATTTCAGCATGTTACATAGTAAAGCTTCTCACACAAAGGCAACAAAAAAGCCGGTGAGCAGCGCCCTGCTCCCGGCCTCATCGACACATCTCCCGAAGCTTAGCGAAAACATAGCAGAAAAAAGGGCAAAATGAGGCAACCTATGGACACCCCTATTTATCCAGTAGTGGGTACTAATCATTTAAGCGATTGATAAAAAAGCCAAATGTTATCGCGCCTGCTGGATAAAGGATCGGTTGTTTGGCGTCGCGAACCGCAACTGCAACACCCGGCAGGCGAGTTCGAGGCGCCGCCCGAAGGTCTTGCGATCGCAATGGCAGGCCCGTGCCTTCTGCAGCACCCCGCCATTGCACACGAACCGCTGCACCACCACCTCGCGCAGCTCCGGGGGCAAGTCGGTGATGGCGCGCTCGGTCTCGCCGATTTCCTCGCTGCAATCCGCAAGCCCCCGCCCTTTCACTGTTAGCACGAAGGAGGCCTGGCCGGGATAGTCCCGCCCGGCTGCGATCTGGTCGCGCGCCCAATCCGCCCAGCGGTAGAGCCGCTCTAGCAGCGCCTCATCGATCCAGGGGCTCAACGCCGCCGGCCCTTGACGATATTGCGCACGCACGAGGGGCTCACCTCGAACTTGTCCGCGATAGTCTTGTAGCCCAGGGTCGTCTGCTGGTGTAGCGCCCGCACCAGGTTGACCTCGGCATCCGAGAGCGTCGCCTTGGGGTGGCCCTCGCCCTGCCGCGGGCTGAAGTAGGAGAGGGCATGCGCCTACGCACCCGGCGCGCCCTCCGCCCCCAGTGCCGCACCGCAGCGCCGGCAGTGCACCCGCCCCCCGGCGCCTGTGCGCAACTTCTGCCAGAGATTGGCGCGGTGAAAAGCCACTGTGCGGGGGCTCACCCCTAAGCGCGCCGCGATCTGCTGGCTGGTCAGACCCGCCAGGGTCAAGCCCAGCACCTCCTGCTCGCGCGCCGTGAGGGTGTTCCTTCCTTTCACGGCGCTCTCCTTTTTGGTTGCTGTTCGTTGGTTTTGCCCAGCCCCTTGAGCCTCGCCTGGAACAAGCGAAAGAACTCCACCTTGTCTTCGCGGTTGCCCTTGCCGGTAGCGAGCTGATCGGCCAGGACCATCATCGGATCGCGGGCCTCGCGCAGGGCCGCGCTCACCGCCTCAACTAGGCGCTCCCGCCAGGCTGGGTCCGGGCGCATCGTGTACCCGGCGGGCTCACCACGGGTGAGGGGGAAGTGCACACCGCAATAGCCACCCCAGAGCTGGGCGAGGTGATTGCCGAGCTTTTGCTCTGCCAGCAACACCGTGATCCGACTCGCCGCCCGCTCGCAGCGCACCCCCTGCTCGACCCATAGACAGCGCTGGTGATCACGGTGACGGGCGATGCGCTTGTACTTGCCCTCACCCTGCACCGGCTCATCGGTCTCCTCGAATTTAGCCACGGTTGTGGTATTTGCCCTCGTAGACTTTCGCGAAGTTCTGGGGCCGCACCAGCCATTCGAGATCGCAGCGAAACGGCGGGCGCCCGTGGGTGGGCTCGGCGCCGCCGGTCAAGAAGGGGCTGCGGGCGACGTAATCGAAATACCCCGCCCACCAGGTGAGATCTTGGCGGTCTGGATCCTCGTTCCAGCGTGCCGCCAACAGCGCCCGGCGCCTCGGATCCCAGATCCGCACCCGCCGACCCATCGGCACTCTCTGGTGTAGAGATCGATAATCGCTTGGTGGGGGACGGGGCCGGCGCTCAAGGCGCTGGAGAAATCACCCACCACTACGTTCTTCTTAAGAGGGTTCTTCTTAAAGGGATCTTCTTCGTGTTCCGTTTTCGGTACGGGTTCCCGCATCTCGTGGATGACGACCTCATAGATCGTCGTGCGGCCAGCGCGCGGGTCGAAGGTCAGCTCTACGCCGAGATCCGGACCGCGCTCCCTCCAGAAGGTGATCGAAGCAAAGACGCTCTTCCGATCACAGCCGATCTCCTTCGCAAGCGTCGACGCCGAAGCCATCGTCTTGCCGTGCGACAGGATCGCGGCGAGGACCGCGATGTTGATTGCGCCTACTCCGGAGCGGATGACCTGATTCGGTACAGCCGCGAACGGGTAGACGATCGTAGGACGGCGCTCTGGCAAATCAGCGGCGTTTGGCGCGGCAGGGGCAGGGATCGGCGGGATCGCCGTAGATGTCCGGGCGCAGCTCCGCCCGCGTCAACTGGTACTCGCTCGCGGCCTCCAAGCGCTGACACATTTGCGGGCTCGGGCGGCGGTTGCCATAGGCGAGATGGCGAAAGTAGGCGAAATTGGTGTCGGCCTTTACGCACACGCGCTCGATTTCGGCACGCGAGTGGTTTTGCAGGAACTGCAACGCATTCATGCATTAAACGTTTAGCGAACGACTAAACGAAAATAAAGTAAAGCGCAATGGTGCCTCGTATAGCAGATTGCTATGCTAGCCAACTATGAACGTCGAAGAGTTTCGCCGTCTTCACTTGAAAGCTGCCATCGCCCGGTTCAAAACGCAGCAAGAATTCGCTGACGCGCTGGGATACGAGAGGAGCTACGTCAATCAGATGCTTAAGCGTAAAAACATGGGGCGCAAAGTCGCGCGAAAGATCGAGCGCATCCTAGGGTATGAACCGGACAGCTTCGACCAAAATCCCCATCTGCGTCCGTTGCCGACGCTAGCCGAGCCGAAACCGAGCTATGAACCGATCATGCCCTTGGTCCCCATACTCGGCACAATCGGTTTGCCCGAAGGTACCAGTTACGCCATCCCATCCCCGGGAGAGCCATCCGAGGACTATCTGCCATCGCCGGCACACGATGGAGCTGCATATGCGTTGCGCGTGGTGGGCGACGAACTAGCCCCGCGCGCCTTTGATGGCACTTTCTTGGTTGCCTATCCCAGCGCATCCTGGGATTCCGGCGATCCGGTAATCGTTCGCCTGCACGGTGGGCGGAGCTTCGCTAAGCAAGTGGTCTATCGGCGGGAAGATGACATCGCGTTACAAGAATTCATACCGACTATGAAGGGCCATATCCACTGGTCGCGCGCCGACATTGCCTTCGTGCACCTCGTCATCGCCGTTTTTCACCGCAAATCTATCGACTGGCGTTAAGCGCGCCGCATCTTTTTTGAGTTGCTGACGGCTCAACCAAAAAAATTTTCGTTGCTCCCCTTGATCTCTGTGTGGCAGATTGCTAAACCTTACGTATTGCACGAAGATAAACTACGGGCTATAATACTGCTCACACACCCCTGCCCCATCTGTCGCACGCTAACGTCGGGCACCGCCACCGCGAAGGCGGAGGAGCTCCGCCGATGAGACGCGACTGGGATCTAATCCGCCAAATCTTGCTCAAGCTGGAGCAAAAGGACAACGCCGGAGGCGCGGTGGACCCGAGCGAGTTTCCCGGCTACGACGACGGCACGGTCATCCTGCACATGCGGCTGCTCGATCAGGCGGGGCTGATCGACGTCCACCCCAATACGCCGGTTTTTTGCCTGGCGCGCAATCTGACCTGGCCGGGGCATGAGCTGCTTGATGCCATCCGCACCGATAGGGCATTGAGTCGCATCAGTGGCCTGGCCAAGGAGAAGGGGCTCGATCTGTCCTTCGAGGCGATCACAGCGATCGCGCGTCAGCTGCTATACACGCAGCTACGCCAGGAGGAGTTGCCTAATCATCCGACGGATTTGCCGGCGGGATACAAGTTCGAGCCGCTCTACCGGCTTTGCCCCCGATGCGGATGGGACCTACGCCAACAGCCGGAAGAGGCCAAGGGCGACCAGCCCAGGTCCCAAGAGTAGACAGGACCCCAAAGAGCTACCTACCCGCGAATTGGCGCTGCACCCTGCCGGCCGATGCCGATGGCTTGGGTGTTGGTTTCGACACCGCCGATGGAGCCCCGATCCGATTGCGCCTTGACCTTGAGAGCGCGCGCCATCTAAGCCAAACCATCGCGGAAAAGTTGCGCAACTATGAGCGCACCACTTCCCATTCGGACAGATCAGCTGGGATGTCAAGCGAGCCGGGATCAACGCCGGACGAGGGGGTGAACGTATGACCCCCCGCGAGATCCTCAGCGGCCTGTGACACAGCACCTCGGTGATTTCAAACCGCATCGCCCGCTGCCGGCCCTGCGCCGGGACTGGCAGGCGCTCATTCTGGCGGCCAAAGAGAACGCCGAGCGCTGGTTGCGCTACCAGCGCGCGCTGGAGGAGGACAGCGAGGAGACCGCGCCGCGCTCAAGGCGAGCTATGTCGCCGGCTTTCTGGCCGGGGCGCAGCAGGGCTTAGCCGCGAGGGTGTCGAAACATGCATAAGACCGCACTCGCGCCACCGCAGAAGGGGCCCGAAGCAGCGCCGCGGACCATTGCCCGGGGGGACCTTGGCATGCGGTTCCCCCCTGTGCTTTTGGCCCCTTCTCCGGTGGCGCCTCCCCGCGGCGCTACAAAGGGATTAGAACCACTGCCGTCAATTGGACTAGCACTTGTTCGGCAGCAGTCTGCCCACTGGGTTTTAGTCCCTTTTTAGGGCCGCGGAGGATCTAGCCAATGAACCCCAACCCCTACATCATCGACGCCCGCGATCGTGCCCTTGAGCCCATCACCGATGGCGAGCACCGCCAGGCGCTGCTCGCGCGCTACGGGCCAACCCTGGACAAGCATCAGCTTGCGGCCGTCCTGCATCTCGCCGTCGGCACCTTGGAGAACAAGATCCAGAAAGGCCAGTCCCCGGTGCCGGTCTACCGCGCGGGCAAACAGCATCTCGCCGATGTGCGCGATGTCTGCGCCTACCTCGATGCGCGCCGGCGGGAGGCGCACCCATGAACATCCACCATCCTTGCCCCTGGTGCGGCACGTTCAGCCCCGCCCCCTGCCCGGAGTGCCTGGCGCAGCTGCGCGCCGAGCACCGGGCGATGGAGATCGAGCGGCAGATCGAGCAAAGCCGCGACGGGGTGTGCGCGGTGTGCGGCTGCACCCCCGAGCGCGCGTGCCCCGGCGGCTGCGTCTGGATCGAGCCGGATTTATGCTCGCGCTGCGCCGAGGGGATCGACGCCGCATGAGCCGCTTCCCCCTGCTCATCGGCGCTACCGCGCTCACCGTGATCGCCGCCGCAGAGCCCGAGCCGGGCGAGGAGTTCTGCGCGGCGCAGGGCGGGACGGCCAACGTGCGCCTCGCCTCCGGGCGGCGTCTCGATTGCCTCGATGAGGCCCGCGGCGTGGCCTGGGCGGTGGCCGCGGCTGCCGATTGGGCCGGGTGCTATAACCGCGCCCAAGCCCAGATCCAAGAGACCAGCCTGCGCGCGGGTTGCGCCCTGATCATCCGCGCTCCAGCTGACTGTACGGACATCGAGCGGATCGGAAAACAGGCGCTTAGCTCACGTACTGCGATCACGATCAGCACTGTTGGTACGCCATGTCCTTAAACCGCGGCGAAAGCATCCGGGCTATGCGCCCGTGCCATGGCACTCCTCCACACGGGAGAGGGCGGTTCGACTCCGCCTCGCCGCTCCTTTGATGGGGAGACGCCAGTGCCCCTAAGCCCCGAAGAGCACCAAGCCCAGCTCAACGAAGCGCTCAGGCTCTGGCGCGCGGGCCTGCACACCGAGGCGCGGGCGCTCTATGCGGCGACCTGTGTCACCCAGGGCGGACGCTACAGCGCGAACCGCGCAGCCGCTTTTTTCCACGATCACCTCGCATTACTCCACCAGCGCCGTCCTGTCGGCCGATGATGCTCGAGCTCGCCTGGATCGCGATCGCCGTGTGGGAGTTCTGCCCGGATTGCCTTGTGCGCGGCCTTTGCCTGATCGCCGCCGCACCGCTGATCGCCCACCTCGCGGTGGAGATAGGGGGCACCCGCCCGAGCCCGTACGGTGTTCCTCTCGTAGCCCGGGAGGCGGCGGGCCAAACGGTCACCGGCGGCGGTGCGCCGGACTCGGACGGGCGCGATTCAAAATGTTGACGCCGAGGGGAGCTAGAGCGAAAGCCATGCCAACATGAGAGACATGACGGAAGAGGAATTAGCAGCCGTCTATGACGACAGGTGCTGCCCGTTCTGCGACAGGAAGGGTTTGTTCCTTGGCCCCGTCGGCGGGGCGAGTGTGAACGTGCGGTGTGACCGCGGCGCGGTTTTAAACATCCTCGATCCCAGGCGTTGGAATTCCCTAATCAAGCGATACGGCGGCTCTGTCCCCCGCATAGGACAGGTCATCGAGGGACCGCGGAAGCAGTGAGTGATACCTTAATCGATGCCACAGCGCTGGCACGCTGGCTCGGCTACGAGCGCGACGGGGATATCGCGCGCTGGCTGCGCACCCGCAACATACCATTCTGGTACGGCAAGGACCGGCGGCCTTGCACGACGCAGGCGGCCATTGATAGCATGTTACTGGGGGAGGGAAAGGGAGAAACAGAAGAAATCCAGTTTAAGGGATATCGTTCATGAAAAAGAAACGCACCCACAGCGGCTTACCGCCGTATACGTACCAAACAGCCTCTGCCTTTGTGTATAAGCCCTATGTCCTTGGGTCGGGGCGCAAAGGCCGACGGGAGACCATTCCGTTAAGGAACCCGGCCGGAAAAATTTTACGTCCTGGGGTTCCCCTGTCGCAGGTATGGACGGCTTGGGAACGCCTACAGGGCATTCAACAGCTAACGATTGGCTGGTTGCTGGATGCCTTTTCGCAGTCGATCGATTTCGCCGATCTCAGCCCCATCACGCGCCAGGAATTCACCAGACAGATTAAATACATACGACATTATCCTTTAGGGGATCATCGGGCATTCGGGGATTTGCGACTGAAATCCATTACGCCCGGGATGTTGCGCAAGTACTTGGATCAGCGTAAGGAAGAGGATGCGCCGATCTCGGGTAATCGAGAGCTGACTTTGATCTCCAAGGCGTGGACATGGGCCTATGGGCGGGATGAGATCCGAGTTGAGAACCCGTGCCCACACGTGAAGCGCAACAAGGAAGTGCCGCGCAAGCGCTATGTGACCGACGAGGAATACGCGGTCGCCTTCGATCTGGCCGGAGATTACCGCTATCTCCAGCCAGCAATGGAGCTTGCGTTTCTCTGCCGACTGCGCCAATGCGAGGTGCGAGAACTCAGAAAATCTGATATCACCGAAAAGGGCCTAGACTGCAGACGGGTCAAGGGATCGCGTGATGCACTAACGCTGTGGTCTGATCGGCTGCGCTCTGCCATCGACATGGCGTGTACCATCGCGCGTGAGGTCGATTCCGTTTACTTGTTACACAAAGGGGATGGCCAACCGCTGACGAAGACAGGCTTTGACACGGCCTGGCAGAGGCTAAAAGCCCGCATGCGCAAGGCGCGCATCGAGCCGTTTAACTTCCACGATCTCAAGGCTAAAGGGATCTCGGACTTCGCCGGCGACAAGCAGGCTGCGGGCGGGCACCGAACGGCCGCGATGGTGGCGATCTACGACCGCAAGAAACCCGAGGTCGACCCCACTCGCTAATCGCGCCGGCGCCCGATGAACCGAAACTCACTGTGGAGCCTTTCGTTGCAGAGTTCTTTCGCGGCGTTTGTGACAGGACACATGGTCGCGTTATAGTCGCCCAACAAGTGACGCCGCAAACCATCTGGGAAGGCAAACCCGATTGCGCCAACGGTTTGTGGCTTTCTTCGGCATAAAGGGCACGGAAGGCGCGAAGGCCGGAAGGGCCGGAGGAGAAGGTCCGGATCATATGGCGCCTGTACCAGGACTATCTTTTCGTGCGGATCAAGCGTTTCCTCGATACGGTCTAAAATGGCCTCAACCACCTCTCTAAGCCAGTCGTAGGCATGCTTTACCGATTCATCGGGATACGCACTTAGGATCTCGGCGTAGATCTCAGGAACGAGTTCAAGGATCGCCCGGCGCGCCATAGAGAGGTCTTCTTCGAGCTGCTGTTCCCTGGTCAT